CGTTTCTGTATCATATGCTGATACAAAACCTTTCGCCTTGGCAGTCTCATCAGCAATAGACTGACTGATTCTTTCACCAATAGAAACAGACCCAGTTACCGAAGAGAATTTGATAGCACTCAACGATGAGAATTCATTATCAGTATAGACTGATGTAGACCCAATAGAAGTTGGATTCTTAACAATACCAATCTGTGCAAACTTGGTATCTATTGGGAAGTCTCTGGTTGAATCATCAAATCTTGCATAAACCAGGACTTTATCAGCACCCAACTCTCTGTAGATGTCATATCCATGACCCTTTGATGGTGGGATGATTGGAATCAACTCTGCCTTTGTGCTGGAGTTGCTATTGATTGACCCTAAGTCTACCATTCCATAAGTATAACCTTTACCGCCAGAAGAAATGACAGCGTTGGTTATCTGACCAGAGCTATTAACTTCAACGACAACTTTTGCACCACTACCATCACCTAGAATATTAACTTCATGTGACCCCTGAGAGTATCCAGCACCTCTTTCTTCAATATAAACTTTCTTCAGTTGATTCTCATTTACATCAGAGTTAGCATTATCTCTTACTGCAGATACTTGAGCATTGGTTGATGTTGCCCAATCACTTGGTAATGCGATATACTCCGTAGAGTCAAATTTAATAATATCACTTGGGGTGACAGTAAACAAATATTTCCAGGTATAACCATCACCACTGGTGCCTGCTGATGAAGGCTCCAAATCTGTAAATGTGGGTTCGTCTACAGAAGCATTTCCTGTTGTGCTAATACCTGAAGATCCATTATCTAAGCAAACATATACTTTAAACTCACTATTCATTACATAATAGTTTGAGTCGTAAAGTCTAGATGCTTTAGATATTGGAGACAAGTTTGTCAGACTATAGTCATGACGATACATTTCATATTTCGTCCCTCTAACCCAGTCAACTCTTCTAACAACACGCCTAGCATTGTTAGAGGTTACTTTCTTACCAAACATCATCGAGTCACCGACAAAGTTGATATAGTCGATATTATCCGTAGGATTGGGAGTGTCAGAATCCCAATCCGTATCCCTACCATACCCAGAAGTTGTTGGATTTGCCAGTCCAACGAAGACATAATATGAGTTAGAAGTATCAGAAACGGAATCAATAAAGTTAGCCGCGTTTAATATTCTAAACTGATCTGTTACAATTGCCGCCATCGTAAATAGCTTTTTTCTGTATTTATAACTATCCTAGATCCTTTTTGAGTGATCCGTTGTTTCTCAAACCGTATCCACGACGCTGGATCGATGGGAATGTGGACAATCCAGAGTCAATAGTCAGACCAGTAACTCCGATGGAAATTGGCGAAGTGCCTCTAGTAAATCCTGACAATCTACCCCATGAGAATGTGCCAACATTTGTACCGTCTGTGGAAAGACCTGTAACATCAGTTGTGGACAAGATATTGACCTTGATGTTTGCAACACTTCCACCAGACCCAGAAGGAAGATTTAACTCATGAATCTTATAGATGTTGTCAACAAATGTTGTACCAATTCCGACGGTGAAGTTGTCATGATTATCAATAGAAGTTACTCCAGATCCAATATGTGTATTTGAAATAACGATTGGATAACCAGTATCAAGACCAACAAAAGTGCTTGAGGAGGAGAGGAAGAATTGAAGTGCCAGGTCGGTGCCGATACCAGCAGTAGTTGTGATACCAGTGACAATACCAGCGAAACCTGATACGGTCGTGACATCTTCAATATTCTCAAGAGTTGCAACCTGAATTGGTGCAATAACTTTTGGTGGATTTGTTCCTGTGTATCCAATACCGCCGTTTGTGATAGTTACAGCAGTGATAGCACCGTCAGTGACCGTTGCGGTTGCAATGGCAGTAGTGCCAACACCAACACCAATGGACTTAGGTGCGGCGATTGAGATTGCTGTAGAAGACCCAACATAACCAGACCCACCACTAACAATATCGAGTGATGAAATTGTGCCAGCAGCAGAAACAACAGCGGTGATTGCAGCAGCAACTGGATTACTATTTGTAATTATCAGTGCATCAAATTCATTGATGACGATTGCGGATTCATTTTCCTCATAATTAAAGAATCTGGCATCATCCAGGAAAATTTCAGTGTCAGTTGTTGAGAAGTCAGAAATAACTCTTGCTGTTGGATAGACTTGAGTTTCAATGGAATCTCTAGACTTGTAGATGTATTCGCCACCGACATTGATGTCTACTTTCTGCTTTGTCCAAGAAAGTGGTTTGAAGTTGGTGCTATCAACGCCAGGTCCAGGATAGATGTTTGTTTCCAGTCTATCTGATGCAGGAATGCTATAAACAGTCCTTGGGTCTTGGGCAACAGTATCATCGATAGAATTACTCTTTCTGATTTCTACAATATCACCAATCTTGATGGTTTCATTAACTTCAACTTCAGAACTGTCAGTGCCTCTGGTGCCTCTGTAGAAGAAGATGTCAATATTCTCATCTGCATCAGGAGCTTCAGTGAATGTGAATGATGTGCCACCTTCGAAACTGTAATGTACTCCTGGCTCTTGTATTACACCATTGACGAATATCAGCAAGATAGAATCAAGGTCGATTTCAGAAGACTGTGCATCATCTGGGTCAGTTTCAAAACTTACCAACTGACTGTTGTAGTAAAGTGGGAATCTAGTCCTACTTCCGTTTTGAAGATCCTTGATTGAGTCGATAAAGTCGAGTTGACCAAACTGCCATGCAGAGAATGAATCCGTGAATGTATCAATAACGGTCAATTCGAAGTCATTGTCTGGTGCTGAAAGGTTTCTATCAGTTACAAGACCAACTGGTTTGAATACATCACCCTTTCTGAAGGAATAACCTGGTCTGGTAATCTTGAATGAAGTTACTTCAAACAAGGTTGACCCAATACCAACGCTAGTTGATGCTGCACCAACTTCGAGTGAAAGGAGAAGTCCTACACCAGTTTCTGTAGTAGCACCTATTCCAAGTCTAGAAACACCTATAACCTCAAGATTTTCGTATGATGGCTCAGATACAAATACTGATGGATTTGAATATCCTGTGCCACCAGCACCAACTGTGAATGAAAGTGTGCCGCCAGCACCGACAGTAGCGGAGATAGATGCAACATCACCAACATGATTTTCTTCGAATACGCTGATGCCGATAGAAACAATTCCGTTGTAACCAGATCCAACAATATCAGTTGCTCCAAGACCAACCGATACAATAGATCCGCCAGCACCAACAACTGCTGTTACTGATGCACCAACCAGAGGTGCAAATCCAAGACCAGATGTAGATCCAAGAGATACGATTACGCCGCCTCTTGGCAACTGATTTTGATTGACATCATAGTCAGAAAGAATCAAATTTCCACTATCATTGGTTATGCCCGTGAATACTGCACTGGTGATACCTGACGACTCAGTAAAACTGTAGTTGTTTCCAAGGTTGTTTGTAGTTGTTGGAGTTTGGAATACATCATTGATAAAGAGGACGCCGCTTCCAGTTTCAATACCAGTGGTATTTGCTCCACCAACTGTCAGTCTGTAAGTTGCACCAATTCCAGTAAAATCTTTAGAGATATTATCAAAGATTTTGTTAGTTGTGTAATCATTTCTCAGATAAACACGACCACCAAATGACGCTTCTGGGAATGGTAAGTTGCTAGAGTCGCGGTTAGCACCAGTATTACCTCTTGGTGCTTCAGTGAAGTGAATATCACTTCCTACAATATTGAATGACCCAAGGTAAACTCTTGCCTCAGTGCCATCAGTGTGTGTAGTTGCCGAAGATCCTACAAATCCTCGGATACTCTTAATAAGATTGACTGACCCAGTGCCAGTGATTGGACCATCAGTTGTTGTGCCGATGCCGACAGAATCAACCTTAACATACTCATCATCAATCTTAAGAAGGTCTCCAGGTAAGATAGATGAGATTCCAGAAACTGAGAAGTAAGTATCTGCTGCACCAATGGACCCACCATTATCACTCAAATCAACAATTACTGAAGTGAATGAGATTGGACTTTGGACAACACCGTTGATAGAGACCAACGACTTCTCCATCTTCTTAAACATTTCAAATCTGTGGGCGTTTCCGTCTCCACCAGAGTTGAATGTTACTGCAGTGCCAGCGTTTGCATTTGCTTCACTGGTAGCAACTCTAAACTGATTTGAGCTGACTCTGATTGCATACAATTCAGTGGATATTCCAGTGCCAGAAGAATCAAGGATTCTGCTTACGGTAGCACCATCGAAGGAAGACCCTGGAGTGTAAGTCAATCTTTCACCAGTTCTGAAGAAGTGGTCTGCTACAGTGAATGTGCCAGTTCCCAATTCCAATACATCAGTATCAGAAGGCTCAATTGTCTTCTGGAAGATGGGGACATCATCATGCTTCAGAGTAAATTGTGTCTTATTAACTCTATCGCCATTGATTGCATCATAACTAGCAACGATGTGAGATTCTCTGACGCTACCATAAACCAGGTCAAGTGGAGTATTATTCAAATCACTTTCTGTCTGAATAAACTCACTGAATGCCTGAATAGAAATAGTATCGGTAATTCCAGAATCTGGGTGGAATCTGACGACCAGGTTAGCACCATCAATATCGGAACTAAAGGTGCCGATACCAGTATTACTCTCCAC